GAGTATTACGAGTGTTTGATTGAGTGTAATGATGATCAACACACATGCAAAAGAATATGCAAAGAGGTTTTGATGTAAGTATAAATACTTGCATGCAAGATAGAAAAGCAGCAAAGAAATTAATAAAAAGAGCGAAGAAACATCCTAGTTTATACTCGACATCAGAGGTAATCTATGCTAAGATGATCAAGAAGTCTATAACAAAGGATGAAACCACGACAAAAGAAAAGTAGAACATACTACTACTTCTGGGGTATTGCAACCATATCAGTTGTTCTAGGACAGTTGTATGTTGGAAATGGTTTCCGTAGAATGGCAGAGTCTAATGATGTCATTTCTACAGATATCAATTTACTTGTGGAGGTTCTTACAGCACCTTCACCTAGAACTATGCCTGTCTCCCCAGATTATGGTGGGTATGGTGGACGTATGCCGATCATAGAATGAATGATTGTGTCCCCACAGTTTGGCATGAAAATTTCAAGATTCCTGATGACACTGTAGATAAACTTATCACAAGATACTCGAAAGATTATTTTTTGAAGGGTGAAAAAGAGTGGGGTTGGCACTACACAGGTTACCATCGTAACCCATACAATAGTGCTGCCACTGTCAACGGTGGTTTTCTAGACAGACAAATTCTTGACCTTTATAAACCTAAGTTGAAAGAGGTCATAAAAATACTAGGATTGAATGACAATAAAGCAATTTATTCATTCAATAGTATTTGGGCACAACTTTATAAAAAAGATTTGAGGTCTATTGTGGACGTACACAATCATTATATGGAACCCAAACAACTTATATCATGGGTTCATTTTTTAAGAGTGCCAAATCAAAAGTGCTTTTACTTTTACCAGAATAATAAAAAAGTTTATCCTGATATGCAAAATGAATTTGATATGATATTCTACCCATCATACATAAGGCATGGTGTAGATATGATGACTGAGGGCGACCTCAGATTTGTTATTGTTGGCAACATTAGGAAAGTAAATTGATGAAAGCAGTTCTATGGTCAAAGGACAACTGTCAGTGGTGTGAGAGAGTCAGACAACTCTTTACTCATTGCAAGATAGATTACCTTGAGTACAAACTTGATAAAGACTTCACTCGTCGCCAATTTTATGAGGAATTTGAGGAAGGTGCTACTTTTCCACAAGTTCAACTAGATAACAAACACATAGGTGGATGCAAGGACACACTACATTATCTTCAAGCAAAGAATCTGATTTAGATTCACTAAATAAAGGAGCAGAACTAATGTTGAGCAAGTCTCAACAACCAACGCTGCACAACTGGAGAAAACGAATGGAACAGGCAATCATTGCCTTGAGTGTTACAGTAGGAATACTTACTCTCGCTCTCGGAGCAACAATCGGATACCTAATTCGTTGTTATGTTCAAGAAACCACTCCAAGATATTCCCATCCAGAAATGTTTGATGCGAATGGGAATCCATTACCCGATGAAATTCTTGCTATAAGATTTGAGGGTGATCCAAATGAAACTGATGATGACTAATTCATGGCAAAATTACCTAACAATCCTTTAGTCTCTGAACTATTCAGAGCAGTTCATGGTGCTAAGACTAAAGACAAAAAGATTGATCTGTTGAAAGCACACAAACGTGATGACGTAAAGGCATTACTCATATGGAACTTTGATAAAGGCATTGATAGTGCTGTTCCAGAGGGTGCTGTGCCATACAAACCAAACGAGTCACCAAAAGGAACCGAAGGTCACACAAGATTGATACATGAGTG